CAGGTATTCCGATGGAAAACCCGGAGTATTCTGTTATGTCAATATTGATCATATTATCGCAATTGAAGGATATGTGGGCTGTTGCTACATCATCACTACCGACCATGACTACCCGATCTACATTTCGCATGAACAGTTCCATGAAATTGTTAACCATCTGGAAACTATTGAAATTAAATCTACTGTTGGGGAACACTTTTTGTTCCAACATCGCTACCAGCCGAAGGAACGGAAACACACTCCTCCTCCAGTAGAACTACCGTAGCTCGCTCATTACAGGCAATAGCCCGCACATAGATTCCATCCATCCAGAATGGAGTTTGCGCTTTTCCTGCTCTAAGTGTTTGAAACCCTTCGGAGCAGAGCACTTCTATACGTCCTTTTTGTTGCAACTCTTCTTTCATTGCAGGAGTAGCCAGGATTGCTTCGATGGGACCGTACTTCATGCTGCCGGCTTCTTGGGTTCGGAGTTCTTTTTCCGAGGTTGTGGACTACGGTCTTTTGCCTTCTGGCGGAAATCCATGATGGCGCCGATAACGAGAGCCCGGCCGCTCAAGCCTGTAGCGGCCTGCGCCTCCCGGAACCACTCCCGCACTTCTTGCGTTTCTTTTTTCAGGTTGATGATCATATTCGCGTCTTGCGTGCTGTTGATAACTCAATAAAGCACGAAATGTGCGATTTAGTCAACCCGAAAACACGCTTTTTGAGATTGCATGCATTATTTTTTTATTGCTAATCTGCACGCTTTGTGCAAAATGCGTACATGCTCAATGCAAAAGACATCAAAGACTGGTTAAAAACCATCGGCAAAAACCGTGAGTGGCTTGCTGAAAAAACTCTGGTTAGCAAGAGAACTGTTGATAATTGGATTACAACAAACCGCCCCATTCCTCCCGCCAAACTCGCCCTCATTGAAAAATTGATGTCAGGAGAGGAAGAAATTGAGTTTGAGCTTCCGCCAGACTTTGAAAAGCAACTCCGCGCCATGGCGGATGAAATGCACAAAAATCTTGAAGACATGGTTTCCCACATCCTTCAAGTCACAGCCAGGGCGCATCAGAAAAGGAAAGCAGAAGCTCCCAGCCAGCAGTTTACCCCGGTAGGAACATTCACAACCCCTCCCTTGGAGGCTCAGGGACGAATCATCGGCAACATTGCCGCCGGCAATCTGGCGGATGGAGACACCATCCCGCAGGACATCTGGTTATACCGTGAACTGGAAAAAGGGGAATACCTGCTGCGCGTGAACGGTCACTCTATGGAACCTTCCATTCCGGACAGCTCCGTGGTCATCATGAAAAAATACACCATCCCCCCCATCCCCAAACCTGGAACCATTGTTCAATACCATGATGAACGCGGCGTGACACTCAAAAAACTGGTCCGCAGGAAAAACCCGGAAACCGGAAAAATGGAATACGTATTACATCCTATCAATCCCGACTTCGGAGACATCGAACCCATGGACGGCGGTAAAATCTCCGGCATCTATGTGGAAACCCTGGACAGGTGGGAGAAAGCTTGACGCACCGGGTAAATGTGCTATAGGTAAATCATCTTTTTTATTTTCCGCTAGCCGTCCACGTTGGGAAACGCGGGCGGTTTTTTATTGCCATTACAGCCGTGTACAGTAGCATCCTCCCAGAAAAGTGCTCCTGTTCAGCCCTTGGCCTCCGGGTCAGGGGCTTTTTTGTTAAATAGCATTATTGCGCTTTCTTCAAATCTAATAGTTGTACTTGCCTCTTATAATCTTCCCATATATCAGCCAGTGCATGATATGTTGTTTTATATTCAGGAATAGGTTTCGCCTGCATAATCCAATAGCAATAAGGATAGTCTAAAAATTTATCTCCAAGAATAACTTTAACTACAAAAACACCTGCAACATCTCGATACTTTTCAAAGAATCTTGTTTCATCTTTCCATAGATTGCATGGCTTTAGAGCATCTAAAGCTACTGCGTCAAGCATGGCTTTCTTCTTTTCATCAGTTTTAATATGATATTTTATTTCTGTGACTATTTCACGAATTGCCTTCTCCTTAAAAGTATTTCCAAATTGGCGATATGCACCAGACTGAATATCCAGCCATGCCTGTCCAGGGTTATTCTTCACGACGCTTTGGAAATGCAGCACAAGAGCTTCAGAAGGAGATTTCGTGTTGTACTTTTCTTGCTCAATACGCCTCCATACATCATTAATACGTCTTTTGTGAGCATTTCGCACTTTGTGCGAAAAATCATTCCAAACAGTACGAAAAATTTCTTTAGAGTTATTGAATATAGGAGTTTCCTTCCCTTGGACCTTCCAATAAAGGTATGGATATTTAATGTTCTCTACTCCAAATAAAGCAGTGAAGATGCCTAATCCTAAATCATATTCCTCGTCCGGTGTGACTGGGGGCTGGTAGCCTTCCGCCTTCACCAACCCTTTTGCTTCTTCGTCAGCGTCATCCCCCAAGGCCAGCGCGGAAAACAACTTCAGGCGACTTTCGTCGGGCTTGAACTCCGGAAGCTTCCGGGAACCCGGCACCTGTCCCCAGTCTTGCAAGGAAGTAGGGGCGTCATTCTCCTGCAAATGATCAAAGGACTCGGGAAGAAGGTTGGAATGTTTCGCCTCCTGCGCCAAGGGGAAAAAGTCTGTTAAAGGACGATCTATTCCATAGGATACAGCAGTAAAAAATATGGAAAAAGTGTAGAGCAAAGTGCGCATGGTAAACTCAACATACACCGTACACTCCTTAATATTCAATCTTATTCCGCCAGCTTAAACCCAGGCTTGGACAAATTCGCCACCCCAGCCACGGACAAGAGCCAGGACGCCACGGAATCAGCCGCCTTGCTGCGGCTCCCGGCGCCCGCTCCGACCACGTAAGCGGCCGCCTTGGCATCCAGCAGAATCAATTCCGCCCAATCGGCAAACGTCATCTCCTTCTCCCCGGTGGCGGCTTTCCACGTATTTTTGGCCGCCCGGTAAATCGCGGAATAATCAATCACTCCGGACGCGGTGCCTGCGTAAATACGCTGGCCAGTCGCCTGCTTGTAACCAAACTCCACCGCCGCCCCCAGCATCGGCACGCCGCCAATCATGGCAACAGGAGCTCCCAGCATGGCGCCGAACCATCCGCCGTTCTTCTCCCACTCGTCCTCGTCATCCAGCAGGGCGTGCCACAGGGCAATCACCGTCTGTTCGGCAACGGACATCATTCCATATAAAGCAAGAGCCTGCCCCCAATTCCCGGAGCTCACATGAGAAACGATCATCCCCACCTTATTCAACACCTCGGAACTCATAAAACAGGCCATCTTCGCAAACAGGCCCGTGGAAGCCCCCAGCATGCTCTTCTGGCTCTGCGTCAGCGGCTGGGCCACCAGCTCCAGAGCCCGGGTCACGCTCTGCATGCACAGGGCGTGCATCTCATCCTCCGTCATCGGGGCTCCGGTCCTTTTTCCTGCCTCTTCCAGCTCGGACCACTTTGCGTTATACAGGGCGGCCATGGACACGGCATTGCTCCACACGTCCATCTTCTCAATAGCCCTCATGCCGGCCATGGAAAACCTGATCGCTCCGGTGTAATTCTGATCGGAAGCATACCCCATCAGCTGGCTCACCAGTTCCGCCTGCGCGTCATTGGTCCTCGCCCGGAAAGCCTCCGTTTTCATCATCTCAAACACCCCCATGCGTCCGGTCATGGACATCGTCTGCCCCAGGTGCAGCAGGAAACTCCCCATGCCCACCTCCCCGGCAAACATCCCGTGCATCAGGCCGCTGGTCTGCTTGAGCATCGTCAGCACGTTCCAGGCCAGCAAGGCCACCGCCTTGGCGCTCTGGAAGCGGCTTGTCGCCTGGGCTCCGGCCAGCAGGGCGCCCCCCTCCATCACTCCGGCCCCGTCGATCACATCCAGCCAGTGCCGCAGGGAATCAATCCCGTGGCGCCCCATGTGCTCCTTCAGGGACGCTGCCGCCTCCTTGTCCGCCAGAATGCCGCGCCAGCGGGCAGTAATATCCGCCGTGCAAATATAATTCTCCACCTCGGCGCTCGCCGCCTGGAACACGGCCTCGCAATCCATATTCCAGGCCAGGTGCAAATTGTGCTTCCGCCTGGGAATCAGCATCCCGTACTTCGCCCCGCCGGCCACGGCATTCGTCTGTTCCCCGAAAGACGCCTTCGTATCAAGCTTGTGGTCCGCCCGGAACACGGCCCGGAAATAATTCTCCACCGCGGGGAAGGGAACCCCCTCACGCTCCTCATACACACGGGCCAGCAGCTTTCCCTGCCGGTTCATCAGCTCCCGCAGGCCGTAGCCGAACGCCAGCCCTTCGGCGCCCACAAACTCGCGCAGGCGGGCAACCTCCGCTTCTCCAATGCCTTCATTCCGCATCGTCTCCACGTACTCGGCCTGCTCGTAAAGCAAAATGGCATACATCGCCTGGGCGCGGGAAACCTTCAACGTCTCGCCCTTCCTGCCCGGGCGAACCACTTCCGCCTTCGCCGTAATATTCTTCCTCCTTCTGGCCCGTCCGTCTCCGGCCTTCACCAATTCATCCAGCTCGGCAAGCTGCCGGCGCATCTCCGGAATAAGCGCTTCCGGCACGGACGCCTTATCGTCGGAAAGCCCCCGGTCATTGTACTCCTTCCTGATTGCCTTGCGTCGTTCCTCCCTCTCCTCAAAAGACAACCCCACCCACTCGCGGGCCTCGGCGATCCTCACGGTGCGCTCCACCTTCACCAGCGGATTCAGCACTACGCCGGAATCCCCTGTCTTCTTGAAATCGGAAAGAACCCTTGCCACATCTTTGGTGCGCTGAACGCCAAAACACCGCTTAACCAGGGCCGTCACCTCCCGATCCCGGGCGTGCTTCATATTCCTCAACGCCACATTCGCCTCGGCAATCGCAGTAACCTCGGCATGCGCCAGACCGCGCAGGGCGGGAATCTTCTTCCATCCATTCAACAGCTGGGAATAAGACTGCAAACCGTACTTCAGGTACTTGGCCGCCTTCGTTCTCGTAGACGCCTTCGCATCCTCTTCCGCGTCACGTCCTCCCTGGGGAGTGGCCTGCCCAAGCCCTTCCACAATCTTCTCGGCCTTGAACTTCGTCCGGCGCCTCTCCTCGTCCAACCGGGTGGACCAAGCCGTCCGTCCCGTCGTGATAAACAGGGCAAGGGCGCGCGCGCAGGCGCGCGTCTGCTCCAGTCCCATCCCGGCCAGATATCCGAACGTGTGCCAATCCTTCAATTCCAGCTCGGCCGCACCCCGTTCCTCTTCGGTGGACTGGTTGCTGGAAAGCACGCCCTCCAGCTCCAGCATTCGCTTCTCCTTCGCCTCCTGGTCCGTATTCATCATGGCGACTATCCCGTGCAAATGCCTGTAATCCTCCGCGCTCAACTTGCCCTTGTTAAACTTCCCGCTGGCCTTCTTCGTCGGCTGCACGGCCTTGATGCGGGCAACCATCTCCGCCCGCATCTGGTCGACGGCATATCGGTCCGCCTGTTCCAGCGTGCGGGCCAGCAGCTTGTCAATCACGGCATCCATGCGCTCGCTGGTATCGTCCATCAGCGTCTCCTTCTTCAGCTCATCGGAAAGCCATACCTGACCGTCCTCCAGACGGGTGGCAAGATTCTCGGCAGCTCTCATGTAAGGATAAAGGCCAAACCTGTACCCCTCCGGCAGCGTCTTGTAAATGGAAGCCACCACGGCCATGACCCTTCCGAACGCCTCCGCGCCGTCTCCCTGCTTCACATCGTTGGCCGCGCAAACCCGGCGCCATGTCTCCAACGCTTTTGCCGTCTGGCTGCGCAGCACCTCCAAACGGTTCTTCTGCGCCTCCCGCTCCAGCGTCACCCAGACACTTTCTCTCGTGGCAAGAGAGAAACTCGCCGTCGGATCCACATAATCCGCCCACGCTCCCCCGGTGGACTCGTCCGCAAACGCCGTAATCTTAATATCGTTGCCGTCAAAAATCACGTAATTATACGTCTGCTTCTCCTCCGCCTTCCAGCGGGAAAAACCGTCTGCGTACCTGATGCCCCTCACTCCATGCCTTAACAGAAACTCGCTCGCCTCTCTGGGGCTTCCCAAGGCATCCTCCAACGAGCGGTAAATCTTGCCCCCCATCCAATACCCATTTTCCGGATCCTTGTCGTTGAACAAAGAATACGCTTCTTCCTTGCCCTCATCCAGAAGCCAATCTCCTATTCTGGATGTTGTAGATGAGCCGTACCCTTTATCCCAAAACAGCAGCTCCCCTCCTTCCATGAAGTCCAAATAATCCTCCACATTCAGCTCCACGCGGTAATTGGAAGGCATGCCCGTCCTGACCTCTATCTCGTCCAGATGATCAAGCAAATATTGGTAAGCTATATTTTCAGCATCGGCCTGTCTTTTTGCCTGGGGATATTGGTCAGAATAACCTTCATTGATGCGGATATCTTCCCTCAATTCCTCCTTAATCGCTTCTATCTTCCCCTTATCCCCTCTGGCGTCAGACAAATCGCCAAGAACACTATAAACGGCATCCAACACGCCTGGTTCAAACCGATTGACATGTTCCGGGAAAACTATTCGGTCGCGCAACCCTCTGGCCATATCATCCACATTGGAAGCCTCCAACTCCCTGAACCTCCATGTCGCCTTGTCCTGCGCGAACTGGTTCAGATAACTCCGGTTCACCTCCGGATTTTCCGCAAAATAAAGTCCCCAGCCATACGCCTGCGCTCCTTCTCCTTTACCCATGAACGCCGTATCAAACTTGCGAAAACTGTGAGGGGAAGCATGCAGGGCAGTAATGGAAAACGTCACCCCCGGTTCCGTAATCACAGCGTTGCCCGCCTCAAAATGGCCGTCCCGGAACAAGCCCTGTTCCTGTGCCGAGGCAATGGAAAAAGAAACAATCGCCTCACCTGGGAACTCCAGCGTATCATTAAACGGCTTTGACTCTCTGCGCTCTCCATCCCACAGGATGCGTTTCTCCACATTCCGGCTCTCAATCTCACCAGCGGAACGCATATAGTCATCAAGGCTCCTACCTTCCTCCAGATTGCTCCCTCTGGCAAAGCCTTCAATATCCTGTATGGCGTGCTGAATCTCATGAAGAAGGGTGGAAAGCTGTGCCCCTATCGGCCCGATATGGGCCAGATTGATCGTAATGGAGCGTTCTTCGGAATCATAATAACCACGGGCTGAATCCTTTTTATTCTTGTACGCAAAAACATACATCTTCCGTAAAGAAGGATAAGCCTCATACAGCTCATCAAAATTCAGCACATCCTCAAGAAGCCCGCGCCATACGGGATTCTTCCTGTACCCCATTCCCCTGGACCACTCATCAAACATGCTTAAAAACGGAAAATTCTCCGGAGCTTTCAAGCTTGCCTGGCTCGCGTCAATCTCCGCCCGCAACTTGCCGTCATCCCTTCCGGCGAAAGCCTTATCGGCATACTTTCCCCAAGTGGCCGCATTCGGGCCTATCACGGAAAACGTAATGTCCGGATTCTTCGGATCAAACGTTCCCCGGTTATCCGTGGCGGACTTGATCTGATTCGGCTCAAAGGCAATGTACTCCGTCCATTTACCCAGTACAGCAATGAGTCCATCATGTCCTCTTTCTTGAGCGCTACCGGCTATCTGGGCCGCTCCTCTCGCATATGGCCGGAATATTCCAAACCTGTCATCTTCATGAAAATTCCCATCCCAAATATTTAAATAATCGCCTATCTCTTCAGCAGACTTGTAATCATTAAAAATAAACGGATTCCTGATATTCAGAAACAGAGCCAGCTTCTTGTTCCCGTACGGAGTATTCTCCATATTGGTAAAATAAAATCCTCTACCCCATATACCATAATCAGTAGCAGATCCAATCTTGGCCTTGTCAAACACCGTGAAATCACCGTATGTCCCATGATACACCACCCTCGGCTCCCCGTTCTCGTCCACCACCTTGGAAGCATTCTGCGGATCCTTCTCCCAATCGCCAAACCAATTCTTAAACGCCGCCGTGCGCACGGAAAGCCACTGGTCTTCCGTCAGATTCGTTTCCTTCCCATTCGGGGCCTTCATGAACGTGCCCGCAGCCACAGCTTCCTTCTTGATTGCCTCTTTTTCCAGAGACAGGGAAAACGTCGCCGGAACAATAGCCCCGTCGTCAAACCGGCATTCCACTTCATTCACGTTGACAACATGCGCCCCTTGTGGTAAGGAAAAACCATCTCCCCCGCCAGCGGATTGGGACGGCAGAGCGGCCTTGCTTGCCGATCCTGGACCTAGGCGCGCGGTGCCGCTATTCGCGTTTGCAGGTTGTCGCTCTGCAAGGGGGAGCTTCTTCCCCAGCGGCTTCTTGCCCTGCCGCACTGGATAAGCCGAGACAATGGAATAAAACCCGTCCTTCCGGTCCAATTGCAGCAGCATCCATGAAGAAGGCTGCCTTCCCTTAACCAGCAGCTCACGCCCGGGCGCCACCTCGTAAAGCTCGCTCACATTCGCCAGAATGGAACTGATATAGCGTTCCGGGGAACGGTCCTTCCAGAAGGAAAACCCGCGGGAAGCCAGGATATGGGTCAGTCCATAGCCGCGATGCTCCCCGACATCGGAACCCACCAGCAGCCGCACCGGCATGGCTGGCTGCCTCTTGCGGCGCGGAATCACAAACCAGTCAGGACTTCCGTCTTCCCGGGTGACGAACGTCTCCGGAGCCAGGACAGTTCCGGAACTATCCATGGCAACCACGGAAAACGTCGCCCCGGAAACGGGCACACGCTCGAACGGATTCACTTCACTCGTGCCGTCCCAGGCAAGGGCGCGGTCATGAAGGCGCAGCGCCGGGTCATGGGACTGCCATGCCCCCTTGGCTCTTTCCAAATCATGAATGGCCGCATTCAAATCTGCGTCCGTCTCCAGGCGGATGCCCATCCTGCCCGCCAAATCCTTCCGCCGGCTGATGCCTCTGGACTTCTTCAGAAGGGACAGGCGTTCGGCAATCAGGGAAATCCCCCGGGCCGCAAAGCGGGCCACCTTCTCGCAATCCTCCTGCCAGGACGTATCGTTGCCGAACAAATCAAACGCCTCTCCCTCCCGGGACTTCTCCGCAGCCACCCGGTCCGCCTCCTTCACATAGGCTGCCACGTAATCCCACGGCTTCCCCTTCTCGCGCAGCTGCAGGGCAAGCATCTGTCCCGCCTCCGTTGAAGACAGGCGGCATACCTTCCACGCCTCGTTATCCGTAATCACCCCGTTCTTCAGGCGGGTAAACACCTCATCCCCGGCCAGGGTGGCAATATCCCAGCCCATCACATTGGCGGAACCGGGGCGCAAATACCCCTGCGCCTCCATCTCGTCCCGGCCCATATTGGAATTCCGGACAAAAAAAGCCACCTCCAGCGCGGACGCCTGACCGTCCAGCATATTCTGCCCGACGTCGTGCATCTTCGCCCAAGTGGCGTCATGCGCATCATCTTCTTCATACACGTAAGCCGGAATAAACTCCACCCCGTCGCGCACGGCCAAATCAAACCGGTGGCGTCCGGTAATCACATGCAGGGCTCCATCCCTGCGCCGCCACACGGAAATGGGCTGGGCGTCTTCCCGGAACCGTCCCTGAAGCTCGCGCCCCTTCACGGCTCCGCGTTCATTATGATCTCCCTGCTTGAACTGCTCCACATCCGGCGCCAGGGCCAGGGAATCCACCCGCACCTGGGCAAACACGCAATCCGGCGCCACCCGCACAAACGCGTGATCGCGGAACTCCGCGCCGGCCTCTTCATCGTGTTCGGCCTCTTCCCCCACCCCCTCCAGGGAGCCGCCGGCATCCTCCACCAGCGGAGCGGGGGATGCCGAATTCCCGGCAATGCCGGTCACGGGATCAGTCTCATCCTCCTCTTCCGCGGTCTCTTCCACATCCTCCGCGGCATCCATCCGCGCCATGGACTCTTCCAGTGCCTCCAGCTCGCCCAGCGTCATCGTGGCATCCCCCGGAGCCCTGCGGGAAGCAAGGTCCGCGTGCACCATCTCCACATCCAGTTTCTGCGCGGCATCCATCCGCGCCTGGCGGAAAACGCTCTCCGTACTCACGCCCACGGCCTGCAGGGCGTGGGCCAGGCCTCCGTGCTCTTCCATAAACTTCTTCCCCTCGTCCGTCGCGGCAAACTCGTTCCATTGCTCGCCCATGCGTATGATGCGGGCGGAATCCTCCAGATTCTTCAGGGCGAACTCCGCGGTGTCCTTCACCCACTGTGGCACGGGCAGGCTCTCAATATCCGCCAGGGAGGAAGACAGGGACAGGTTGGAAAAACTTTCCACCACGTCCCTGGCATCATGCGCCGGGCCCTCATACGTCCCCAGACTCACGCCGTACCTTCCCAGCACGGCGTCAGCCGCCTGCAAATGCTCCCACAAATCCTGCCAATCCTTCCCGGTCAGGTTCATGTAATGAACCAGGGCGGACTCCTGCACATCCTCCATCACGTTGGCAGTCGTGACATGGCCTCCGGCGTAAAGCAGCAGGGAACTCCCAGGATCGGTCGCCATCGTAAACCGGTGGGCGAAGCTGGCCGCCGCCGTGCCGTTCCTGATCTCATCGGATCTCCCCCTCGTAATCTCTCCGGAACGCACTGCATGATCAAGACGCCTCTCAAAAGCCGCCGCCAAATCGGCAATGGAACCAAGCTGAACCTTCCCCATCACTTCGGCATCCGTCCTGCTTCTGGCCTCCTGGACGGACACGCCCTCTTCCCGGACAATCGCGTCAATCCTCGCCTGGGCTCGCGCGGCCACATCCATCAACCCCGGGACGGTCATCCCTCCGGTTTCGGCGGCCGCCTTCCGGTACTCCGCAGGCGCTTCCTCGGACAACATATCCAGCGTCTCAATAAAATCCATCTTCCCGGCTTCCGAAACCGCGGCATTCCCCAGCACGGCATCCTGCATCACGCGGACGCCATTCAAATAAGCCCCCTGCAGCACTACCTGAACCAGGGCGTCCGTCTGCTCCTCGTTCATCTCCACGCTCCTGTCTTCCTCCATCTTCACGCCGTTCACTACAGCGCCCTCCCGCAGGCTCACCTCGTACCTGTCCGTTCCTTCCAGCTTGCGGATACGGCCAATGTTGGCCTTCTCCAGCACCTTGTCCAGAGCGCCGGACATCTGGTACAGCCGGGCCTCCTGCCGGTCCGCCAGCTCGGCGCCGGCCTTCCGCGCCCGTTCGGCGGCTCCTTCTGGATCCTTCAATACATCAGTCTCGAAATACTTCTGGGCCAGCGCAGCCTTGTGCTCCGCCGTGGAAAAAGACGCCATCTCTTCGGCATGCTTCTTCGTATATCCGGCCAGCTGGGCCCGCTGCGCATCCGTCACGAACGCCGCCACTTCCTGCTTCATCCTCGGAGCGTGGCCGGCAGCCATGGCCGCCACAAACAACGCGCATCCGCCGGACTGCTCCACATCCCCCATCGCCTGAAGCACGGGGCCCACCACCTCGAAATCCTTCGGCTTCACCTCCATTCCCGTCATCCCGGACAACTTCCGGGCCGTCCACTCGAACAACTCCCCGGCCAGAGGTTCCGCTGCCATCTCTTCCACGTAGGCAAACGCCGGGGTGGAAAGCATCTTGCCGGTTCTCGTCCCGGCAAAAAACGTGCGCCCCGGCACCTTCGCGGCCAGTCTCGCCAGGGCGCCGGTTCCCGTCCTGGTCATCAGCTTGTTGATGGCCCCCATGCGCCCGAACACGGAAAACACCCCAAACCCCTTTTCCTCCACCGTATTCCGCAGCCCGTTGATCGTCACGTCCACCAGGGAATCCCCGTTGCGGGAGGCGGCATTCCCGGCGTGCCCCATATCCCCGGCCAGCGCCAGGGCCCAGCCGCCGGGAGCCATGTAGGAAAGGCTCTGCCCGGTGATATTCCCGGCTCCGTTAATCGCCTTGACGTACCAGGACGCATCAGGGCTCGTGCCCCGCATCCGCTGTCCGAACTCGTGCATCACATCCTGCATCGTATTCAGCGCTTCGCGTCTTTGCTCGTAGCGGTCGAAGAGCTGCCTTTGTCCGTCAAACGTATCCTTCACCCCCTGCAGGGGAGCAATATTATTGGAATACCACTCTTCCATTCCGCTCATGCCGGGAATGCCCCTCACCGCCTGAACCGCCTTCACGCCCAGGCTCTCCGCGCCGCGCGCCGTGTCGGCAAAACTTCTATACAAATTGCGCCAGAAAGCAGCGGAATCTGTCTGGCTCTCCTGAACCTTCCGGTCAATCGCGGTCATCAGCAACATCAACGCCTGCTGGTCCAGCACCTCATTCCCGTTGACATTCACTGTCAGCAGATCGGCCATGTCCAGCGCGTCGGAGCGCCAGACATCCTCAAACCCACGCCTCTCGGCAAAAGCATACGCCCGCCGCGCCCTCATGATGGAATCGGCAGCCTTCTGCGGACTCTCGGCATACTTCAGCAAATCGGCAGGACACGCGTCCCAGCTGCCCTCCTTCCCGGCTACGCAATCCACCATTCGGTGGGAAATTTCCTCCTGTTCCTGCTGGACTCTTCTCGTCCGTTCCTTGTAGGCGGCATCCTCTACGCGTGTTCTCTCGGAAAAATCCTGCCACACAGCGCGGTGAGCCTCCCCCATATCCTTAAACTGTGGGGCCTCCTTACCTTGCCGGGCCCAATACAAATACGGGTCGGCGGCTTGGTCCAGACCAAACAGGGAAACGCACACATCAAGGCCCAGGCAAGCCTCCTCGTCCGGTGTGACTGGGGGCTGGTAGCCTTCCGCCTTCACCAACCCTTTTGCTTCTTCGTCAGCGTCATCCCCCAAGGCCAGCGCGGAAAACAACTTCAGGCGACTTTCGTCGGGCTTGAACTCCGGAAGCTTCCGGGAACCCGGCACCTGTCCCCAGTCTTGCAAGGAAGTAGGGGCGTCATTCTCCTGCAAATGATCAAAGGACTCGGGAAGAAGGTTGGAATGTTTCGCCTCCTGCGCCAAGGGGAAAAAGTCTGTTTCAAACATGGTAATCAATTAAGCTTTAAGTTGAAAATAATATTCGGAAACCCCCTTCACCCAGTGGGAATTCAATCCCTTGGGATCGTTGGATGCTCCGGGGGGAGCGTACTTCTTGCCAATGGCGGCAATCGTTGTCAGTCCTTTGCCCAGGTAATTCCGGGCGAGCTGTCCGGCCATGTACTCAATACCGGCCTCGACCGTTTCAAAAGACCGGGGACCTCTGCCATACGGACTCACGCCCATGGCATTCTTCTTGTTCCGGAAAGCAGAACTGGTGCCGTTGCCTGTTTCGTGGATGGCAATGGCCATCAGCAAATCAGGGTCCACACCGTACTTCTCCCCGGCCCGCCGGAAGGCAGATTCGTACTGTTGAAGAGCGGGAGAAAGTACTTGGGCGGCCTTCTGCGGGGAAGAAACAGGCTGGTTCAGTACGCTGGTTGTTCCTTGTCGCTGCGGGGCATAAAAATTCTCCTGGTCTTCGTGGAGCTGTCTGGCATACGCCGTCGCGTCCTCCGGAGAATTGAACACGCCCAGGTGTTTACCGGTTTGCTTGAACTGATTCACGGCATCGTCCTCGGAAAGAACCTTGCCGTCCTCGGAAACGGTAGGAATCAGGTATTCCTTCCCGTCCATCTCCACGGAAATGGAACGCACCGTACTGATGGAGCCGTCGGCATTGCGGACGACGGGCCGTGTACTCAAATCAATATTGCCGGGCTCAATCATGCCGGGCACCTCTTCGGGGGCAAAACGGACGGTTGCTTTCCCCTTGTCCCCCGCGAGCATGATCAGGCGGTTGCCGTACTCGTCGCCAGAAAGCTCAATCCCCCTGTTAGGGCCTTCATAAAAACCCACTACAGGAACTTCGTTGTAAGCCTTGGACTGGTCCATGGTGGCTTTCAGACAGGGGCGACTTCCGTACTTCTGAACAAGCTGCTGGTACATTTCCTTGGGCACGTAGGCCCCGGCGCGCCTACCAGCCACAAAGGACATGGGGACGGCCAAGGGGGCGCTGTCTTTCACAACCTCCACTTGCGGCGTGTAGGGAACCTGCTTCTTCTGATACTCCTTCCACTCCCTATTCTTCCGGTCAATGAAATCCTTCCCGGAATCCGGCATGCGTTCCCTGGTGTCTCCTACCTGGGCTTCACTGTCAAAAGCGCGGGAAATCTCCTTAGACTTCTTCTCGACATCCAGCTTTTCCGGATGCTCGTACTCGTTCAACTCTTTGGCTTTCTTTGCGGCAAATCTGAAAATCTGCATCCGGTCGTCGTGGATGCTCGCCTCCGGATTCCGATCTCGCCAATAGGCCATCTGGACGCGTACATACTCATCAATCTGGCTCTCTATCAAATTTCTGGCCGCCTCCTTCTCCTGAATCTTCTTTTGGTCACCTTTCCTGTACGCATCCCGTACTGAAGCGGATCTGTTCGGAATATACGCATCATCCGGAATATGGCGTAGCACCAGACCGATGTCATTTCTGCGTGCGCCCTTGGCGGCATCCAGTCGGGAAATCATCTTATCCATCACCACGGCGCGGATATACTCCTGGTTTCCCTCATAAGCCCCCAGGAGTGCCCACTTCTTGGCGGTGCGCTCGGCAATTTGATTAGCCTCCTCGCGAGATTGAGGAACAGGAAGCTTGTCCAGTTCCATATTGAACGCTCCCCTTATTTCCACCTTGTCCCGTTCCGTGAACCGTCCGCCGTTTTTTTGGGCATTGCGGGCCCATCTCCACATCTGTTCAGTAGCTCCGTTGGGCAACTGTTTTTTCAGGGCTTCAATATTCTTTTCCTGAATCTTGCGGCGGTCCTCTGCTGAAAGAGGGGCAGGCGTGGCCTCATCAGCCAGACGTCGGCGCACTTCGCGTTTGGCCCGGTCCAGATCAATGGGATTCAGGTCATTGTACAGTCCCTTGTTGATAGCCGCAGCCGCACGTATGGGATTGGCGGCAACGCTGGAAAACAAGGCTGTCTTCAAATTCTCCTGCTGCTTGTCATATCTGATCTTCCTCCCTCTCAATAAACGCAGCTCTCCTTCATCATGTGAAATCGTGCCGGAAGCTACGGCGTCATCAATAGACCTCTCATAACCGCCCCAATCCTGCTTCTCCTCGGCCAGCTTCAAACTCGTATCGAAAGCCTGTCTGGCAACGCCCAGCTGATGCTTGGCAGCCAAACCCCAATAACGTTCCGGCAGACTTGACCGTACGGAAGCCCTGACAGCCTCCGCCTTCATGGCGCTCTCCGGGTGGAAAAAACTGCCTCCCAGCGCTTCAATCTTCTGGCCGAACTCGTAAGCCAAATCGTCCAGCTTGCCCTTCCGGATAGAACCGTCCTTCTCAAAAACGCTCTCCTTCGTGCCTGGCGCGAAAGCCAGCATCCTGGAAAACTTCGCGTCGGACTCGTCCCGGATGCGGCGCAACTCCACCTCCTGACGCTGCATCTCCCCGAAATCGGAAATCCTGGCAAACGCCTCCGCGCTCCCCTGAACAGCCTCTTCGGCCTTCTGGACGGACGCGCCCAACACCTGCCCATGATCGCCATTGGCGGCCCGTGCCGCGACACCGGGATCAGCCTTGGCCGTCTGCAGGGACGGCCCACCGTATAAAGGAAACTCTCTCATCGTGACGAAAAACTGATAAGTTGATCAATAGAAAAAACATGCACCTTCGGCCCGCGCAAAAACCGTTGCCAGGCCACATGCGTAAAACCTCTGCGGGAAAACTGCCGGGCCAGTCGGGCCAACTCACGCGGCTTCCCGGCCGCCCACCATACAAACAAGCACCTCTCCGGAAGAACCGGCATATCCACAGGAGGAAAACACATCTCCCCCAGCCTCTCGGCAGGCAAAGCAAGGCACACCTCATCCGGGGAAACGAACGCCAGCCCCAGGGACGCGCAATCCTTCACATCAGACCACAAATCCCGTCCCACCTCCGCATAAGCGCTCACGGTCGCATCAAACGCATTCATCGCCACACGCTCCTGTAAGGATTCCACTTCTGGCCGCCCAGGTAATCGTAAAAAGAAAACCCGCTCTTCTCCGGACCCGCCGCCCAGGCCCCCAGCGTCATCATCCCCTGGCGGGGATCCGCCGTAGACCCGGGAAACACGCTCCCGGCCAAACCGCCCAGATTATAACCGGCAAAAGCTCCCTGGGCGGCCGTCGTCGAACCGAAAGCCCCCATTCCGGCGCCAATGCCGCCGACTAAAGCCCCGCCAAGCTGAAGCCCTGTGGACACCAGGGCCCCGGAAGCGGCGGACTTATAAGCCGCCGCCTGATTCTGCGCGCTCACCAATGCGGCATCCCCCTCCCAGCGTTGCATTGCCGCCTCATGGCGCTTGCTCTGGTCACTAATCGCCGCGCCCAGGGACAAATCGGAAATCTGCTTCTCCAGCACTTCGGCTGTGGCAAGCTCCGCCTGGCTGCCGGCTCCCTCGGAAGTAAACCCGGAAGCGCCCCGCCCAGCCCGCACGGAAGCCGTGGCGGCCGTCTGATTGCGCCTGGCTGTCGCCATATTCTCGGCGGCAAGACGCAAAGCGGAAGCGGACTCCGCCTCGGTATTGGCCGCATTCACATACGCGGCATCCCGCGCCGCCTGTCCCTGTGCCAGCGCGCTCTTCGCGTTGGCCCTGTTCGTCACATAAGAACCGATACTGCCCATAACCCTACAAAATGGAACGATCTAAAATATCCTTCAACGGATGCTGGTCATTGCTCCCGCGCTGGCTCACATCGTGATACAGGGCGTCGGAAGCGTAACGTCTGTACAACTCCAAAAACACGCTCACATTCTGCGGCTTGCCCGTCACCGTGGCTGCTACCTTGGAAGCCAGCAAACACTTCACGGCCTCCACAAACAAAGGCTCATGATCCGGCAGCATCTCCGCCAAAGCCACATCATTGGACAAAAACCGCACCTGCAGGAGGGAAGGGGCTTCCTCGCAAACTACCTCGCGGCCGGCCATGCGCCAGCGCCCGGCCTCCACCTTCAACAACTTCAAGCAATCCTCCGGAAGCGGAAACCGGCCGTTCCCCTCCGGGCACTCCAGCACGGCTTCCTTCGTAGCGAACGACCACGGGCCATAGGAAACGGCCTCCAGCATCACGGAAGGAAACCACAACTCGCAAGCCCTGGCCGCCGGGGAATCCATCACAAACTCCTGATCCCCCAGCAGGGAAAGGCACTGTGAAAAAAACGTCAGCTTGTCCATTCCTCAACAATCGCATGAGGGCGGACTTCCTTCAAGTTGGCGAGAATCAATGTTTCTATCCCGCCTTCACACTCAAATTCATAACGTATCAAATGGGGAGACTTGTCCGGCGGAATCAACTAAAAACAACTCGAACAATCCAAGCGGACATCCATCAACTCACCTCTTCATGAAAAGAAAATATCTTGCAAATTGATAAATCCACAGATACCGTGTTGCCTCGGAAAGATAGAAAAAGGGGAACAAAAAGCCCTCTTCTCTGTCTAACCCTGCGGAACTAACCAGTAACTACCCCTTCCCGTCAGTGAACAACGATATGGACATCCACGACGTTCTCCAAGCGATCATTGCCTGTGAGCAAATGGAGCCTGGACGCCGTACTGCGCGCTCGTCACGCATTGCAAAATCTTGTTTGCCCGATAACTCTCTTGATCTGAAATGTCTGATAGAAAATGCTCAAATCTCAAAAGATTTGATCCAATCACAATCCTCCAAACCGTACAGATATTACTTGGAGGAATTTCTAAAGACGATGAAAGTGAGAGATGCAATAATGAATGGAATGCACTATGTCAATGGGCACAAAGTAACGGAGTCCTTTACCTTGGAGACATTAGGCAACTACTGCTCTCACTAGAGCATGCCTCCAGTATTTCGTCCATTAAAGACGATGCTCCACAATGGGATAAGACAGGGCATGAGCATGATGTCCTCCTGATTCCTCCATACTACTATAAGAAGACTAAATGGAACTGCTCTGGATATACCTTTGATTCAGAAACTAAAGCCGTGACATTGGCGACTGTCAGAGAATACCTAATACGTCTCATCCTCCACAACAGCTTCTTTAACACGGGTATAGAAATTTTAGGAGTAGTCGCAGAAGGAAATAATCGCTCTATACTTATCCGTCAGCGGATTATAGACGGAGACGTTCCTTCCTCCATTGAAGAAATGGATGAGCTTTTTTGTCGGCAATTCTCGTGTAAAAAAATAAAAGATGAAAGCCACTATCAAGGCTATAAAGGGAATATCTATAAAGTAGCCGTCTTTTATATTGCGGATATGCGCCCAGATAACTGCAAAATCATCACCCGTAAAGATGGGAAACGTCATATTATTCCTTTTGACTGCTTTGTTTCTTTTGACCAAGTTGAGCTTAGAGAAAATTTTAAAAAGCTGAAAGATCAGATGGGAATTCAATAAAGCATTCCTTCCAGAGCATCGGGGCGTCTGTGCGGCCTCTTCACTTTCTCCGGCACCCCGGCATGGCCTGAAACCAGGCCTCGGCTCACCGCCTCGGCAAACGTCCGGGCCGCATCCGCGCCGTGGGAGCAGGCGTCATGAAGCGGCATCTCCCGCACGCACCCGTTGGCCCCCGGCGGCAAACTGCGGTAATACTCCAGGGAACCCACCCCGGAAACATACTTCTGCCCGTCAATCTCCGGGCGCCTGTTGCACCGCTCATGAAACACGCAAAAACGCAGCATATTCCGCAGCGCGTTAATCCCGGTCCAAACATCGGACGTGCGCGGCACGATCGCCGTGCGGAACCCGGCCCGCTGCAACACGGACTCAAAAGAAGTCTTGGAAAAATCCCTTCTGGCCGCATCGTGCGGCAGCAGGTGCAGGGCGACAGGCCCGAACTCCCTCTCCCTCATCCGAATCTGCCCCACGTAATAATCAACCGCCTGATTATTCCCGGCAATATAATCCAGCGCGTAATACTTGCCACCCACCACCTGCCAAAGCCAAATCGCCATAAAATCGCTTAACCCCAAATCCCAGGAAGCATAAATCGGAGCCACGTCATCTGCCTCAAACTCGGCGGCGATCCTGCCTTCGGCCCGCAGGGAAGAAATCCACCTCCCGTAAATAGCCCCCTCCACGGACGTTTGCAAAGCCTCCTCCGGCACGGTGGGAAACTCCTGCTTCACCTCCGCTCCGTTAATCCTGTACTGGGTAGCGTACCAGGCCTTCTGCCCTTCGGACAACTCAATCCCGTAACGCTTCTTCAAATCGGAAAAATACTCCCGCAAAAAATCATCCAGCCTCGGTTCCACCCCCTCCAGGCAATACTCCCGATGCTGGATCCATGAAAAAAAGAAAAACCTGAAATCCAGGCTGGAAAGAGGCTTGCCCACCATCTCCATGGCCTGCTCCATCAACTGGTAAGCCAGACCGGCCTTCCCCCCCTCGTGGGTGGACTCCATCACCACCACGCAACTCTTGCCAACGGTATTCAACGCGCCCGTGCGGATCTTCCTGGCCCGCGCCGGATCGTGCAAAGCCGTGTAGGAAAACTCGGAAATATGAAGAAACTGGAGAGTGGACCCGCGCAAATTAACCCCCACATCGACAGACCCGTTCGTGGACCAGGCCATGCGGGTGGCCCTCTTCTCCACCACAGCGCACCCCTCCTTAACCATCTTCCCCAAAGCAGCCAGCGCCCGGTCCTCCATCGTCGGACTCTCCGGCAAATAATCCAAATGCTCGTAAGCAAAAGCAATCTTGCGAAGCTTGGCCTCCCCGTCCTCCAGCGTCTTATCAATAATCCCGCAATGCTGGTTTTTTCCAAACAGGCAAAGATCCAGCATATAAACCGCGCAAAACGTAGAAATCCCCAGCTGGCGAACCTTCAAAATCGTATTGCGGAACCAAAGCCCGTGGAAAAGCTCCTCCTGGGCCCAATTCGGGCGGAAGCGCACCATCCGCCCCTCCTTATCCTCAATCCAATACAAATGATTAAGACGCCACCACCTGTCGGCCAGCAGCTCCTTCCAATCCGGTCTCGTCTTCGCAGGCTCCGTCATTGCGTATCAACAGCTAAAAACTCAAGGGGGCGGTCACCGGAAACCCGGATGCCAAACCGCACGTCCCGCTTCCACATGGCGGACGGAAGCACCTCATGCCATCCCCGTTCCATCGTCCTGGTCTTGCTCAACCGGTCCCAGGCGCTCCCGTCATTGGACACCTCAATACCGGCCGGGGCCGTATCGGAAGCAAAAAACACGCGCACGGCCGCGGCCTGTCTATCCCTGCCCAGGGACTCCGCCACATCCAGCGCATTCGTCACCACCGTGGACGTAAAATCCCACGCGCCGGCATCCACAAACGGGCCGTCCGGATCAAACACCTCCACAAACCTCCCATCCTCACGCTCCACGGACACAAACAGCAAATCCTCCCCGGTCCCATTAGGCAGCACCACGGCGTTGGACATCCGCCCCTCCGTCCTGTGACGGTGCCAGGCATGCACCTGGTGCATGCTATTATAAGTCATCAGCGCCAGCGTGCCGTCCGCCAGGGTCATCACCGCCCGCGGGTGGGGCTTCCTCATAAAATCCCCGGAAGTAACCCCGCCGCCGCCGGCCAGCACATGATCGGCAAACACCGTCAAATCGCGGGACACGAACCCGTCGCTCTCATAATCATACCCGTACTGATACACCCGTCCGCCGCCCCTCTCCACATACAGCACCT